GGATTATTTTCATCTACCGAGTTATTTACCTGTTCTGAAATATCGTTTCTAACTTTGTTCAAAATTTCTGTAATCTTCAATTCCAATGTTTCTTCCATTGAATTTCCAGGCAAAATTTCCAATTTCCCTTTTTCATAATCAGTAATTAAATTATCGGCTTTCAATTTTGCCTTTTCGATTAAATCTTTATTTTTTTTGTTAACTTTTTCTGGAACATCTGAATCTGAGATTCCTATTGTGAATCCGGATTTTAATAATGTTTCAATACCAAGTTTGAATATTTTTGCAAGGAATTCTATTCCTGTTTGTTCATCATACTTTGCATAAATTTCTCTGATTAATTGTCCATTGTCTTCTCCAACCAATGCTTTATCTATTACACCCTCAATTAATTGGCCTTTCTTAATTTCTACATCATCGCCATTTTTTGAAGTTCCAATAAATGTAAAATCGTTTGGAATTACTATACTAAAAATTTCTTTTCCTGAAACTTCATTTTTGAAATCTTTCATTTCATCGTTGACGATTCCAGCGCTAAATAATAGTTCTGTCGCATCTTTTTTAGAAAATTTCATATTTTTAGTTAGTAAATATAATCCTGAAATTGCATCTTCCATCGAACCAATAATGTTTAATCCATTTTTTGGACTAATAATGTGGTTTTCTACACTCATTAAAATTTCTGCTTCGGATCTAGCTTCTTCCGTTTGAGGAATGTGAAGGTTCATTTCGTCACCATCAAAATCAGCACCATATGGTACCGTAACATTAACATTTAATCTAAATGGCGAAATAGTTGCATCTTCGATAACGCGAATTCTGTGACATAAGATACTTAGCTTATGTAAACTAGGTTGACGATTCATTAAACATGGATCACCATCTAACAAATGTCTTTCTACTATATCACCAATATGAAGCTTAATAACACTTCTAGCATTTTTCAAATCAATAAACATTCTTTTGTTAGATGAATTTCTATTTTTTTGTTTAATATAATTTGCTCCTGGATAAATATTACGACCATTCTTAACATAACGACTCAATTCATTGATATTTGTTGCTGTAACCGTAATAGGCATTGTTAATACTTTGGCAACTCTTTGAGGCACACCAACTTCATCAATACTAATTTTTGGATCAGCGCCAATTACAGATCGTGCACAAAAATTGGTTCTTTTACCTTCCAAATCGTGTCTCAATCGTCCTTCCTTACCTTGAATACGTTCAGTAATAGATTTCATAGCTTTACCACCAGCTTTCTGTTCTGATTTAGGCATTGATTTGGAATCATTGTTTCTGAAAACAGAAATATTATATTGTAAAAGTTGAGTATGATTTTCAATATAATGCGTTGACTTTGTTTTATCAGGATCATTCATTAATCCTCTGATAGTAGCACATTGTTTCACAACATCTAATGTCTTCTTTGTAAGATCATCTTCTGCAGTACCTTCGGCTAAATATTCTGCTTTCACAGATGGTCTAATCGATGGAGCAGATATAACAAAGTTACGAATCATCCAATCACTTAATTTATACTTGGTTGCACTAAATCCTAATGCGTCAGCAGTTTCATCGCTCATGTTTTCTAATTTTCTAAATGCTTCATTACCACTAATTGATGTAACTTCGGCTTTACCCTTACCTTCATCAACTTGTTCATCACCATCTTTATCTTTCTTAATGGGATATTCTTTTGTTAAACGCGAAGAACTAGAATCTTTAGTATCTTTCTTAATCTTGGGTTTTTGAGCTCCACAAAAAGGACAGATCTTAACTTTATCGGTTAAATTTTTAATTGCATCCAACTTTTTAGTAATTGGATAATTTTTAATAATATTCTTTAGAACGCTGTTTGTACTCACTATGGGAATACGAGAACATTCGAAACATGTACATGATAATGCTTTTTTAACAAAACTTATATATCCATCTTCATATGCATCTTTAGGTAACCTAATATGAGCCATATGACACGGACAGTCTTCGGAATCGAGTCCACAAGTGTTACAATCTCTCGTAACATTAGTGGATCCTAAACGTGGATCTAATACACCATTTATAACCGGTTCACCTTTATCGATAGTTTCAGGTAAATCAAGACCATATGGACTTTTATTGGCAATAGAATATCTACGTTTCTCATCGTTTCCAAAAACACAAAGTTCTATACTGGTAATAGGCAAAACTATACTAGTATTGTTATTAAACATACTTATATATTCTATAAACATAATTTTAAATAGAATATAAAAAAATCAATGTTTTCTTGTGTTCACAGCATATATTTACATATATCGCTCATTGTCATAATATCAAAATTTTCATACGATTTATGGACTATGATATCATTACAACTCACAATAATGCTATTTAACACAATGTTATTAAACATAAAAACATCACTTAATTTATTGGTTTTATGGTGATTTTTATAATATATTTTATCTTCAATATCTAATAATTGTCCATTTATATAGACATCATATGTGGGAGCAAACAATTGTCTTGGCATTTGAATACCTTCCCTAGGAAAATCGGTAACATTAGCGACAATATCACACAATGATGTTTCCACAATGTAATATTTATTGGTATCTTTGTCATGAAATTGATATGACAATGTATCGTTTAAAAATGGTGACTTTACTAATTTAGGATGTAAAATAGAATTCAATTTAATTTTATTAGTTATGTCAATAATACTATCATCTTTATAAACTTTCACATGATGATAGGGTATATTAACAAAATTGAATGTATCGGTGACACGACTTACAACAAGACGTGCTATATCGCTATTAGAAGCCATTAAACTATAACATAATATAAAATAATTCTTTATCAACATAAAATAATTATCTATATAGAATATAATGAAATTAAATATTATCACAGATAACACAACATGCAAAACCTATTATAATTTCAAATCATGTCATAATGTTATCTTATACAACATCATTCACGATAACAATAGCATAGGAATAATTGGTACAATAAATGAAAATAATTTATTATTTGATTTGGAAGAAAAATATCATTCTTACAAAAATATTAACAAAATATTTGATAAATTTATAAAAATATTAAAAATAGATATTTTGTTTGTAAACTTAAAAATACCAAATCCTATTTTTACACAATTGGGATTTATACACCATAAGCAAAATGTTTATAAATATTTTATAAAATATCACCAAATATTCCATTATAAATATCCTTCTGTCAAATATTTTACAACTCTTGATACTATTCATGATCGTCTAAAGCTATTAACCAACTATAAGCCAACTTATAAATATGGTTCCAGTAACATAAATGTAAAGAATATAAATATTGGTCTAACTTTAGATTTTGCACGTGATAGAAACATGAACATGATTACTGATTATTTTACTGATAAATGTAGAAATATTTGTGTATTTAAAAAGTTTTTAGCACCATATAATTATTATATTGCTCATAAAGGAGAAATAGTTTTACAATCATTAACGAATGATAAATTCGACATTGATAAATTCGAAAATGTTATGTTTAATAAACCAACATTAAAATTTTGTAATAATTTTCAAGTTTCTATAGCTGTATCAATTTTTAAAATATTTGGAGCAAAGAAAATATTCGATTCGTCGGCAGGATGGGGAGATAGGTTGATAGCAGCGATCGCACTAAACACTGAATATCTTGGTATCGATCCGTCAAAATGTTTAAAACCATTATATAAAAAAATCATAAATACTTTAGGATCTAATAAACAATCTATCCAAAATATTGGAATTGAAAAAGTTGATGTTGCTACAATTGGTGAACACTATGACCTATGTTTTTCTAGTCCTCCATTTTATGATTTAGAAGTATATGATAATTTAAATAAGGAGCAATCTATAACAGGATATAAATCTCAATTAGATTGGGAGAAGAGTTTTCTAACTGTTTTAGTAGAACAGAATATTAGTGTTCTCTTATCAAAAGGTCATCTTGCACTATATATACCAGAAAATTACTATATTATAGAATATTTGAATAAGCATAAATTATTGACATATAAAGGTGATATTTCATTTTATACACCACGAAGAAGAAAAATATTTATTTGGCAAAAAGATTGAAAATTGTATTAATTAGTATAAAGAAACATATATATATTCTTTTAAGATGGAAAACACAGATATTGACGATATTAAGCTCAATTGCCAATGGGATGTATGGTATCACCACAGTCTCAATAATTGGCTAATTGGCGGTTATCGCAAAATTTTCGAGATCAAAACCATGCGCGACTTTTGGGAATTCCATAATAATATCGATTGTCTAGGTGGAATCAACAATTTGCATTTTTTCATTATGCGTGCTGGTATTACACCAATTTACGAAGATATTAAGAATAGAGCTGGTGGTACTTGGTCAATGCTAGCACCAATGCAAAAAGCATATGCTTCTTGGGAGCATGTTGCGGTAAAATTGATTGGTGAAACATTATCAACAAATCCATTATCTATTACCGGAATTTCAATTAATGTAAAATCTGACGTAAGTGTTATTAAAATTTGGAATAACAATAAAGGGTCAAATAGTGCAAGTCAATTGGCAAAAATTCCCAATCTCCAAAGTGAAATAATTTACAGACAACATAAGCTTGTAAATTAATTTATAAATTTATTTTATCATACTATGTAATCTTTTGTAACATAGTATTTTGGCACTGGTTCAATTCTTAGGTGAAAATATGGTACGCCATGACCATGAGTGCTAATATATAGGCGCTTGTGATGTAATAATTGTTCTTCTATTTCGATAGCAACATATTTCCAGAATTCTTTTTGTTGAGATACCGATGCATTATCAATAAAATCTTTCATAGTTGTGAAATTTTTATTTTTGCGAGGCATTGGTACACATAATATGGCACTTCTATTAATGTTAGGAAATGAACACACATATGTATTTGTAGATTGTTGAAGATATTGTTTGAATATTGAAAAGTTTTGCATCATTTTATCTAAATCTTGATTTAAAATAAAAGTTTCATGATAATCATTTTCCATTTTAGAATCAACTGGACTCGTTTCATAATAAAATCTACTGACACAATCGTGAGTTGGTATAATACCACCCTTCCAATGAAATAATTTAGTTGACCACAGCATATTATTATAATACAATACATTCTTTTATTTAACTACAACATATTGATTTTTGAGACCTACAGTTTTAGCATTTCCTTGTTCTGGGTAATATGTTTTTAGTAGATGGTAGAAACCAATTGTTAAACTTGTGTGCAAGATGAAAGAAGATTTTCTAACAATTAATAGTAAGATTGCTTCCAATACTAATGCATAAATAGCAAATTCTTTAACATCCATATCTGTTTTGGTAAATAGTAAATAAGTTAATAGTAATTTTACAAATAATACTTCATTGAGATAAGATGTTTCGAATACTATTGGTAAATGTAATTTGTTGACAGCATCATTTAATGGATTAACACGGAGTGACAATGGTACATTAACAAATAAACTGGTAAATGCGACAATGGCATATGATAACGCAATAAGTTCAGGTTTTTTTGACATTATAATAGTGACGGAAATAAATATTTATATTATTTTTTTACATAATATAATAATAAATTAACATTAGCCATATTCATCATCTGGCTCCTCTTCCTCTTCCTCTTCCTCCTCACCCTCCTCGTGACATAAATTCTCATGTGTTTCAGAATCGTCATCATCGTCATCGTCATCATCATCGTCGTCATCATCATCATTGGGCTTATCTGCACCATCAGAAATTGGCGGTAGAATTAATACGGTATATCCATACTCTTCAATATCGTAATTTATAATAAGAGGATAATTATCTTTTAAGAATAATTGCACATGTGTACAATATGCTTGCGATTTTACAAAAATAATTAAATTTTTTAGTTTGTATACATTTTTAATAATAACATTTGATCCCAATGGATTAGTTTTTTCAATAGTTATACCTTCTGATTCTTCTGTTAAAATACATTCTGACATACCCTTTGGATCTGATAATATAATAGTATTTTGTGTTTCTTCGGTATCAATAAAACTAATTGCAATTTCTTCAGTACAAATACTACTGTCCTTAATATATTTGTGAAAATCTTCAGACAGTATTCCTAATTGACATGGGAAATCAGTGTCTGGAATACGAATGGCATCTTCTTTAATATTATACAATTTTAATTTTCTAACATTCGTAATATTTTTTGCTTTATTATAAAATACAAATACCAATTCATCCGTGTTATCTTTATCAACATACCATGTTAATATATCATTCACATTTGCCTGTTTAATATAAGTTGCAAACATTTTAGAATTGACACCGATTGAATATTCGTTATTGTATTCCGGATTTAAATAAAAATCTGCAAAAGTGCTGACATAGATCTTTTGCTTAATCAAAGCTCTGGTGCGTTTATCAAATGCATTGATAGACCAACCTCCAGAATCAATATCATCAGGATCAGTTGGTCTCATAAATTTAATAACCATGGATTTCAATGCATCTTTTAAAGTGTCAAAAACACCTTTAGTAACAGCTATACGCTTCATTACACCATAAAAAATACATCTTTCCTTAGCAATATAAGGCTCCATTTCTGATTCGTCACCATTGTCAACATCTTTTGCTTTTTTGATTTTCATAGTTAATTGATATATATAAGTTTTAATTTTTAAGTATAATTAAATATCAATTTTTTATTATTTTTATCTTAATTATTTATATACGATGAAAAATTTCACTATTGTAAATCCCATTATCAAAGGGTCTCTTGATACCACTATCAGATCTGATGCACCATTAAATGCAGCAATTGATGCTTATAAGAATATGTCTGCATATTTTGCAAAAAATGTGCCTCATTTTGCTTTTACTTTACAGGAAGGAGGCAATATGCATCACTATATTGCCACCGAAAAGGTTAATGATAGTGGAAAGATTAAGTTCACTATCAAGGAAAATAAGGGTGTTAAAAATGTTAGTTCATTAACTAATTTTATTAAAACAGTTTATCAAAAGGACGGTGGTGGTCATTCAAAGTCAAAGTCTAAATATAGATATGAAGACGATTCTTCTTCCGAGTCTTCATCTGAGTCATCTGACTACAATTATTACAGACCAGTAAAGCGTCAGTCCGCAATTGATTACTGGTATTATTATCCCAATGTATATAATTACGATTATTACTATGTCCCGCAGTTTACATCTGCTGTGGTACCATATGTTTATATTTCAACAAATCGTTAAATCTTTTACCATAAATCCTTGATTGCTTTGTTCCATTGCTCTCTAACAAATTCTTCCCGTTCTAAATATTGTGCATATATATTTAAAACCATTTCTAAATCTTTACCTTTATCGGATGTATAATAAATACAATCAATAAATTTTGTCATTTGATCATTGTGTAATCCTGTATCAAATATATGTGTTGGTGCTTCATCATTTATAAATTTCTCAACTACATCCTTATAAATACCATAAATTGTTTCGCGATAATCGGAAATTTTTCTTTCAATATCAAAAGTTAAGATTGCATCATATACCAAATCTAAATCATATTCTGTTTCAACACGATCATAATAATATATAATGTTAGTTTCATCTTTAATTTTTAATGGTATAATTTCTTCGTCATTTCCTTCACCGTATATTTTTTCTTGAGTTTTATCATATGTTTCATATAGCTTTGACATTATGTAACAATATTAAATTATATTTAAATATAAATACTACATCTTTATTTTACAGATGTTTCATATACATATTTTAAAAATTGTCTTTTCATAGACGAATTTATTATAGGAGATTTATCAATATTAGTAATTTGTTGATCAATACAATGATCTACTAACTGTTTGAATAAACAATCGCTATCGTGAAATCTGGTTCCAGGTTTTGGACTACTATTTTTATATTTAATCATTTCTTTAGCGGTGTAATATTGTGACATATCATATTTACCATGGTATGTGTTGCATGGTAAATCGGTAACAGAATCTTTCAACCATTCGTTCATTAATATGTTATAATTTTATAACGTTAACCTATTTTTTGCCTTGTTTCTTTGCTTTATCATCAGCTTCCTTTTCCTTTTTTAATGTGACTTTTTCTTCCATTGGAACTGAATCGAAAATCTTTTTTGTTATTTCATATGCTACTTCAGGATCTTTAAATACTTCTTCCAATGTCTTTAAAATATTCTCTTCTTTTGGTTTTGGTCTAGTTTCTTTTACATTTCTATATAACGTGCCATCATCGTGTGTAACTTTTTCTCTATGTTTTTCACTCATGTACTCTAATATATATTCTTCATATTGC